CGGGAACGGGTCTCTGTCAGGGGAGCGGCTTCTGACAGGTCGGGGAGTTGGGTGGCGGGCATATAGTTGGCGATGGTGAAAGCTGGGAATTTTCCATTTGGGGTCTCGTCCTGATGGTGAGTCTTCAACCCCGGCTCGCTGTCCGAAACGCTGGTAGCGTTTCGGACAGCGAGCAAGTTGGATGCAGAAACCTTGCTCAACACGACCATGCCGTTGACGGCACCGTCGGTGGGCAGAGTTCCCGTGTTATTCCAGTACAAGGCACCGTGATCGGTGCCGTTATCAGCACTCGCCAACGTGGAGTACAAATTGAACAAGGGCTGAGGTCCATTTTGTATTTGGCGGAAGTAAACCGTGGCACCTGTGGTGAACGTGCCGGGCGTACCGTTGAAGCCACCGTTTGTGGCAAAGGTGGCTAGGGAGGTGACAATGGCCTGGTAGATGTCACCAACCTCTGCAGTTGAGGGCAGGTTGGGGAGGCCCCAATACGCTTGAGCGCGCGCATTGTTGGCCGGTGCCTCCCAATTGAAGTCCGTGGGGTAGGTCTCGGTGGCGGCTTGGATCTGGACTGTCTCAGGGTAGTAGAAGTCGATCTCGTAGTGCATGATGAAACTGCCGAAGGGCACACCTGTGGTATTGCTCACGTTTTGGACGGCCTTGAAAACGGCCTGGATCTCAAAACGGGCATCTGCGTCATCGACATTTTGACAGAAGTACAAATGCTTGTCTTCAGAGTCGGTGAACGCAAAGATGCTGTGGAAGAAAGGCTGCCACATGAGTGAATTGGTGTGCTCAACAGCGTTACGCACTGCTTGGACGCCGCCGACGTCGGGCTCAAAGGGGTCGTTGGTAAAGTACCCAACGAACGAGCCGGTGACAGCACTTCCCTGGATCGGGATGTACTCGACGACAAACCTGCGGAATCGGAACATTTGCCAAGTGTTCGCCTCATTTGTGAGCTTGGTGCCTGCGAAAGAGCGGGGATTCATGGCGAGAGAGTACACATTTCGCCCCACGCCCGTTTGCGACGTGAGGAGCTCCAACGTGCCAAGGTGCTCGGAGCCAGCCATGGTGGCATGGCTCTCAGTACGTTGTACCGTAATGGGGAGCATAGGCATGTGGCCACTCTGACCGTGGAGGACTGGAACGTCCCCTACCTCCAATCGGGTAGGCATCTGTGCGAAGCGGACTGGGTTCGAAGCGGATTGTAAAGGACGCGGGTTTTGGCGCATAGCTGCTACCAAATTGGCCTGCACTACGGAAGTGGAGGGGACCTTCTGGACGCTGGGGGCGCCTACGGATCGGAGCATCTCCGTGACGGGCGTGCGGGACACGACGCCCTTTTCGCGTTTCTCTTCGTGCTTCTGGCCCTTCTTTGTGAAGTGCTTGGCGATGGCCGCGCCTGGGATGATCAGCGGCAGGAGCTCTGGGAATAGAAAACCGCCGATGGCTGCGGCTATGTCTATCCAGCCCCCGCTGCTTTCGTCCTTGACGTGCGTGACCTCGTGGAGATCTGCCTGTCTCTTTTGGAACTTGAACTGCATGGTCGGGTGTTGCGCGAGTTGGTTTCTTCGCGTGGTGGACACCAGCCAAGGGGCGCTGGTGAGCTTTGTGTTCTTTGGCATGCTGGTGGGAAATTGTGGACGGTGATGGGAATTGGGTTTGGGTGTGCCTCTGGGTTTATTCACAAGTCGAGGCTGGTTCCTGTGAATTCATTAGTCCTGGTGACTCGCCGATTATTTCGGGCCAGGCGGCGAGCCCATCACTAGGGGGCTGAATGCTTCCGGGAGCATCGTCATGAGAACGGAGGGCACGAGCAGCGCGAAGTTGAGGCCGAGCTTCCAAAGGCCACGGTTGCGGAACGTGGGTTGCGGGCACCCCATGAGGAACCACGACAAGCCAAGGGTCGACTGTACGATCCAGCCGACGACATTGGATATGGGGTCGTCGCGGTATTGGAGCGCGAAGGCCGCGTTATTGAACACGGCGTGTACGGCAACGCCAACGACCTCGGGCATAGCTGACATGGCGAAGTGGGACATGCGGGGCAATGTTCGCAACAAGCCGTGGACGAGGCCACCTTCAGCAAAGTCTGCGAGTAGCTCAACGGCAGGAATGCCGTAGTAAAACACTCGGAACGAGCGCTTGAGGTACTCCTCGAATGCTGGGGCCTGGAAACACGACATGAGGTAGTCAGAGCCAGCCGGGGACGTGGCACGTTGGAAGAACAGAGAGGCAAGGTGAGCGAAGGCTCCAAAGCTTGAGAATGCGGCCGGTCGGGCGAACACAGGGCGTTGGTACTCTTGAGCGTATGTGATAGTCTCGTCAGGCATCTCGCTGGCCACCAACTCGCTAGGGAACGAGATGGAATTGTTCGTCTCATCAGTGGCGATGAACTGCAGGATCTCCTCAGGCACCATGCAATCGAAGAGGCCCGACTCACCTTCAGGGATCTGAGAGGTGCGTCGGCCTTCGTCGCTCTTACGAGGGACGTCGACTTTGCAGATGTCATCGAACGTAGGGTCGTTGATGATGCAAGGCAAAGCATGCAGGTGGTTGCGGAACAAGAGTTCAGCGCCATGGAACTGGCTAGCTGGCAGCTGGTAGACGTGCTCTATGAAAGGCCAAATGCGGTCAGAAGGCAGGCACTGTTTGGAAGCGTGGAACTTGTGGTCATGGGGCAGAGCTCTGGCTTTGTAATCACTTGTGATCTCAAGCAATCTAGGGATCAGGACGCGTAGCACAGGGATGTGCTTCACGTCGTTGACCATGCCGAGGCAGATGCCGCGCACTTGCTCCATGGCCGCCTTGGGGCTGAGCAGCCTAGTGCTGTAGAACGTCTTGGCGAGAACGCGTCCGATTTTGGGTCCCAGAACGACGGTTTCCTGGCCATCAACAATGGCAGGCCAGAATCTCATTGAGCAGAAAGTCACGTCGCGATGGTCGGACAAGAGCAGCGGTTCGGGACTGTAGCCGGCGAGAGCGCCGATGACTACGCGTTGGGCCTTGTAGAAGTCTTCGGGGGTCCACTTGTCGGCATCGTACACGATTTGGGCAGCAGAGTCGTCTCCCAAAAGGAAGAAGACGAACCAGATTGACATGCGTTGAATAGCCATGTCGTTCATTTGTTTGCTGCGGTCCGTGTTGCCGTCCGAAGTGTCGAAGCCACCACTGGCGTTTGTGCCTGAGATCGAGTAGAACACACCGTGGCGGGTCTTGCCACGTTGCTGAAACTGATCACGAAGAGCACCGAGCACGCGTTTTGGCGCTCCAGCGCGGGCGTAGCCCTTGTAGCTGAAGATGAGGCTCGGGACATTGGTGTGTGCGTCCATGCGGTTGAAGTCGCCTTCACTGGTGAGAACTCGCCAATTGTATCCTTGGCGTTGGCCCCACTTGGCTATAGCTTCAGCACTGTCGATCGCATCTTGCCACACTTGGCCGACGTGGTTCGCGTCACTGCCAGAGGTGTAGTAGAAGTTGCGGCGTTGGCCGGCGATGATGCCTTTCCACTCTCGGGATCGAACCTTCGAATGGGCACAGATCCAAGGGCCGCCTCGAACTTGATGTTCGTCTAAGCAGCCTTGGATGAGGCGGGGATCACCACCGTCGACGCCCTCTTCAGTGTCGATCGATTCAGTGGGGTCTGTCCAGTTGGAGGGGCTTTCTTGCATGTTCACGGCGTTCTCCACCTTGATGAAGGCCTTCTTGACCATGATGGTCTCGAAGATGAACACGCTGGCGAGGCGTTCTTTCGCTTTGATTAGCAGGAGCTGCTTGCTCTTGGGATATCGCGCGAGCCACACTTTGAACGGCATGGCTTTGATTCGACGAGCGAAGCGAGTGTTGACCGACTTTTCGAACTGCCAAGCTATCTCCCAGAACGGGGCGTACTCTTCGTCGAGACCACGGTCGAGGAGGCCGCGGTTTCGAACAGCGAGGTACTCATTGCAGTAGCATGACCGGTACGTCGTAGGCTGGAACTTTCCGATGCCGACTCCGATGAGCTGATTGCCGAACTTAGGATCACAGAGGCCCAGGAGCGTGGGATCGTACTTGATCTTGGCCGAAGCGTGCATGGGCCTCTCGGGGCGAGGCCAGAGGCACACATTGCGGCGAATGGTTCGAT